ACCTGGTATGGGGTTAAGCATTGTTGATCAACGTGGTGACAATGTATGGCCAGTTAGCACAGCTAGCTTTATCATTATGTACAAGGATCCTGCCGACAAAGCAGCTAGTCAAGATGTGCTAAAGTTCTTTGATTGGGCATTTAAGAATGGTAGGCAAGCAGCATTGGAATTAGATTATGTTCCATTACCTGATGTATTAACTAAGCAAATACGCGAACGTGTTTGGAGTCAAATTAAGTAACTCGCCTACAACGATAGAGTAGGGCTGGATTATCGTAACCAGCAATAGGGCCAAAAGGCTCTATTTTTTTGATAAATAATGCTATGAAATACATTATTTCGTTATTGTTGCTAACATTTTCTATTACAGCTAACTCTGCGGTAAGGTGGAACCCAGTCGTTCGAATGTGGGAAGGCAATGTTTGTATGAATAACATTGGTTGGCAAGTAATACAATGGCAAGCATTAGGCAGTATTTGTTGGATAAATCTACCAGGTCGCCCACCTATGCAAGGTATAATTATTAACGCTTAAATCATGCCAGTAGACGTTGAAAAAACTAAAGGTATCATTGATACATTAAGAAAGATGTCAAGCAAAGAACTTGCTGTAACATTGTTTCTAGTAGTAGGAGCTGTTTCCGGTGCATTCTGGATTGAAAATCGATATGCTAAAATTGAAGAAACAAGATCTAGAATTGAAAATACTGAAATAGAAATACGTAAGCATAAAGAAGAAATAATTCAAATGCATATAAGAACTCTTGAACTAATTAGAATTCAGCCCAAAGAAGTGCAAGAAGCAATTGATAAAAATAGTCGTGCATTCATGGAAAACTATAAACGTTTAGAATCCACAAAATAATTTGACATTCAGATAAGAATGATATATAATAAACTAAATGATGAAAATCATTTGTTATTATAAAGGAAATTATTATGAAGAAAACTATTATGGCCTTAGCGGTCACCTTATCTGCTACCGCAGCCTCGGCTGCTAACTTTGTTAGCTTTGATGTAGATCGAGTCAAGGACGACAAGACAGGAGTAGTAAGTCATGCTCAATATGTACGTGTAGGCAAAGATGTTGCCGGGCTCAATCTTGGATTGCAAGCTCGTACCGCTTCTTTTGAGGGCGGCGGAATGCTCAATAGCCTTGAAGGTACAGTAGGGAAACAAATGGGCATGGTCAATGTCTTTGGTGGACTTGGTCACGATAATGGATTCAACGGTGGTCGTAGTTTCCAATATGGCCTTGTTGGTGCTAGTACAGGTATGCCAGTTGGTCCAGTATATGCGTTTGGTGGTGTTAAGACCCGTGTAAATTGGAATGACCGTAACCCTGCTCAAACTGTAGCATTTGCTGGTGTTAGCGTTCCTATTGCAAAGCAGTTTAGTCTAAGCGTCGGCGGTAGCAAGAGCTATCAAGATATTAAAGAAACAGCCTGGGGCCTTGGTGTCCGTGTTGGATTTTAATATTTAATAACAGTAAGGTAAGAAATTACCTTACTTTTTTTATGGCTACTATATATTATTCGTATGCATATTTTGATTTAACAAATAAAAAATTTCAACCTGAAACAGTAGATTTGATAGGGCTAGAACCGGTAAGTGTTTTGTCATATCTTAGCAAACATAGAGATAATGACGAGAAGGTTAATTACGGATCACATTTTCTTAAATGTCCTGCATTTACTGAATATTGTAAAAATTCTTTTTATGTGTTAAGTCCTTATACAGATATTATAACAATAGAAAGAACACCGACTGGAAACAATTTAACATCCAAAAACTTTTCGCAAGAATTTTGGAATCTATATGTTCAAGTTAGGGGAAATTTGGTTAAAATAGACGACCCATTTCAACTTACTATGCCGCCGTCGATTATATTTTGGAGTGATGAATCGGTTATGATGGAATTATTACCACCGGTTCTTGAACATTCTGATCTAAATCAAAATATTAAAATTATTCCCGGTACCTTTAATATAGGAAAGTGGATACGGCCGTTAGACTTTACATTTGAGATAGCCGATACATCAAAACCTCTTAAAATTTATAGAGAACAACCTATACTTACAGTTAGATTTTTACCCGAAAATGGCTCTAGTGTAAAATTGGTAAGAAAAATGTACGACGAGAAACTAGATAAAGTATTCAAATCAATGGTCAGTGCTAAACAAGTTGTTCCTCATAAAAATCTTAATTTTTTATATGAAATTGGAGAACCTTTTTTAAAAATGATGAATTTTAGAAAGAAGAAATGTCCGTTTTCATTCTTTAAGAAATAACCAACTTGACAAAAAATAAATTTTAATGTATAATTGTAACTATCAACACAGGAGAATTGACCATGTATAGATATCAAGTTTGGGTACGTATTAATTCTTATCAAACTACACATACATATGTTTGGGCAAATAATGACTATGATGCCAAAATGCTAGCTGAATCTCAGTACGGCTCTGGCAATGTACTAAATTATACTCGAGCAGATTAATTATGTCTATGCACCTTGTGGGGCCTTGGCTCAGCACAACTGGAAAGAAAAAAAGCAAGAAAAAATGGCCTTCTGCTGAAGCTAAACGTCAGGCTGAACAATTGAATCAAGAATGGGAAGATCTTAAAAAACGTCATAATATCGAGCAAGAAGATCGACGACGTAAACGTGCACTAGCTGCGCCAGTTTGGACAGAACCGACTCCTAAGCATAGAGGAGCCACTGACCCAAAACCAAAAAGCCTTAACACCTGGGTTACAGGTGCAGTAAATACACCTCAAACTCCTCAGTATACAGGTACAAAGATTATTGGTATTGGTACAATGCATAAAAGTAATGCAGTGCCTATTTTTAGTGATCAAGAAGCTAAAGACATTAGCACCATGAGGAGAAACTAAATGTCTAATATGATTTTATTCGGATATAGAGATGACCCTCGTGTTGCTAAGAAGCTTAATGAAGCTAGATCTTTTTTACAGAGAACGCTGTCAAAGACAAAATATGCATCTAAAAATGTAAGAGGGTTAGAATTTGATATTGATATACGAGATTTAATGGATCTTTATATTGACCAAAATGGTAAATGTGCATTAACAGGTTGGGAGCTTGAGTTTACGAGAGGCGGATCATTTGAGAATGGAACAAACCCTTATGTTGCTACTATTGATCGAATCTTTAATGGTGTTGGTTATAAAAAATGGAACATACAGTTAACCTGTTGGAAAGCTAATAAAATTAAAAATTCTTTAAGTAATCGAGAATTTAAAGACCTTTGTCGATCGGTCGCAAACAGACATGAAGACTAAATATTTTAATGAAAACAACATTAAATGAAAAATCAATTGCATACTTAACACTTTTAAGTGGATTATCAATATCAGCAGTCGCAATCTATTATTCTGTAATAGGTTTGACTGCTATCTTTGCTGCTGCCGTTATTCCTATTATTGTTATGGGAATAGTATTAGAAGTAAGCAAATTAATTGCTACACTATGGCTAAAACAAAATTGGAGCATTGCACCTAGAACGATCAAAATATATTTGATTATTGCAATTGCTATATTGATGTTAATCACATCATTGGGTATATTTGGCTTCTTAAGTAAAGCACACAGTGATCAAAATTTAATCAGTGGTGATGTTCAAAGTAAGTTAGCAATATATGATGAAAAGATTAAAACAGCAAAAGAAAATGTTGAAGCTGACCGCCGGCAACTCAAACAAATGGATGAGGCTGTTGACCAGGTCATGGCACGAAGCACAACAGAAGAAGGTGCATCACGCTCCAATGCTATTCGTAAGGCTCAAACCCGCGATAGGAGTGCTTTGGCCAAGAGCATTGAAACCAACCAAAAACTTATTACGACTCTTAACGATGAAGCCGCACCTATACGAGCAGAAATACGTAAAGTTGAAGCTGAAGTAGGACCTATAAAATATATTGCAAAATTCATTTACGGCGAAACTGATAATAATTTATTAGAAAAAGCAGTTATATGGGTAATCATTATAATCGTTCTGGTGTTTGATCCGTTGGCTGTTATATTATTATTAGCAAGTCAGTTTAGCTTCCAGCATTTCAAAGAAAGAGAACAATCGTTAATTCAACCTAAATTGGACACGGTTGAATTAAAAGATGATCAACCACGTGCTGATCCGTTACCAGTAATTACACCCGAGATCGATAAAGAAAAGATTAACGATGATTTCAAATTAACAGATTATCCATACTTGTTTAAAACTCCTGAATCAGCTCATCCTCCAGGTATTGATCCAGTTGGACCGCAGGTTTATAAATATACCAATGAAAATGAAATCTCTCAGTCTACTATTATTAAAAAGTATCCTGAAAAAACTGTCAAGGTATTTTCATTCAATGATACAGAACAAAAAGATGAGTCTGTTAATCAATTAATCGAACAGGAAGATTACCTTTTAATGAGCCAGAGAAAGTTAAACGACGAAGCAGAGTTTTATGTTGGTCAAATAAAATCTCGTCAATTAGATATCGATGATGTTCCTGAACATATAAAAGATATTGTTAAAACTAAAATAATCGAATAATATGGATGGTAAAATAACTTTAATATCGCCGCCGGATATCTTTGAAAATTCGAATCTAAGTATATTATTAATGCATTTAAGTTCCGAAGATCAAGATAATATCAGTGCTTGGCTATATAAAAATAATATTAAAAAAAATATTAATTTTTATGTCTACGATGATCAAGATAGTATAGAATGGATTTTGTATGCTTCTGCAATTTGCAAATATTCTTTTATAGATTTAAATCATCAAAATACTTACACACAAACACTAGCAAGTTACCTGTTAGGTAAACATAATTTTTATTATAAAATTAATGACAATGAGATAGCATCAATATATAATTTTATCAATAATAAAAGAATAATACATATAGAAAACTTTTTAGAGGATATATTTAACAGTGACATCGAAACAAATTGATCATTCTTGTTCTTTTTGCGGAAAGAGTAAAGAACTTGTAGAAAAATTAATTGTCGGCGGTGACAATAGTGCAATTTGCAATGATTGCGTTGATCTTTGTGTTGGAATCTTAACCGACGAAAAAGTTAAAAACTTTCCACAGGACAGAGCAAAACTAAATCCAACAGTATTAAAAGAATACCTCGACGAATATATTGTTGGTCAGGATGAAGCTAAAATTGCACTGAGTGTTGCTGTGAGTCAACATCTTAAAAGAATTAACCATCCTAACAGTCAGATTAAATTAGAAAAAACAAATGTGTTGTTATTAGGACCTACTGGCTGTGGAAAAACTATGTTGGCAAAAAAGATTGCAGAATACTTGGATTTACCTTTTGCAATTTGCGATGCTACAAGTATCACAGAAGCAGGATATGTCGGTGATGATGTTGAAAGCATTTTGACACGATTAATTAATGAAGCTGATGGAGATATAGAAAAAGCTAGTCGAGGAATTGTATATATCGATGAAATTGATAAGATAGCTCGTAAAGGCGAAAATATGAGTATCACCCGAGATGTTAGTGGCGAAGGTGTACAACAAGCTTTATTAAAAATGATCGAAGGTAGTATAATGCGTATTCCTACTACCGGAAAACGAAAAAATCCCAATGGCGAAATACAAGAAATTGATACACAAGGGATACTTTTTATTTGTGGCGGAGCCTTTGTAGATATTGATAACATTATCAAAAAACGTTTAGATAAAGGCGGAATAGGGTTTAGTGCAGAAGTAACTACTAAGAATAAAACTGACGATGCTCTGTATAGTTTAATTACACCTAAAGATATTATCAAATATGGATTTATTCCTGAATTTATTGGACGATTTGGATTGGTAATTAATGTTGATGAATTAACTGTAGATCAACTAGTCAGTGTTTTATCTGAACCAAAAAATAGTTTGGTAAAACAATATCAATATTTGTTTACCCTTGATGGCTTGAATTTAGAATTTGAGATTAATGCATTAAAATCTATAGCAGAAAAAGCTAAAGAATTAAAAACAAATGCTCGCGGATTAAAAAATATTATAGAAAAAATATTACTACCCTATCAATTTGATGCTCAAAACTTAGTAGATAGAGGTTTAACTAAAATTATCGTAAATAAAGATACAGTAGAAGGGAAACCTGCTACATTAATATTTGATAAGAAAATTAAGAATGGGCAAAAATAAAGAAAAGATAAGAGGCTTAAAAGTCAATGCAGGTGAAATGCCAATTGCTACCGCATTGAAAAAATTTAAACAATTAGTTGACGATTCCGGAAAACTTGAAGAATACAAGAAAAGAATGTATTTTGAAAAACCTACTACAGAACGTAAACGTAAAAAAGGTGCTGCAAGAGCTAGATGGCTAAAAAAGCTTAAAGATCAATCATTGCCTAAAAAAATGTTTTGACTTAACACACATTATGTGTTATATTTAAACTCGTAACTTTATTTCAAATATTATGTCAAACCATTTAATGGTGGATTTAGAAACACTTGCCGTTAGTCCTCGATCTGTAGTGTTGAGCTTAGGTGCAGTTCACTTTGATCCTCGTGGAACAGATATCAATGATTCTATATATTTTAAAATTAGCATCGATGATCAAGATCAACTAAATCGCGAAATTGATCCTAAAACAATAGATTGGTGGTCTAAACAAGATCCTGCTATTATGGAAGAAGCATTTAGTGTCGATAATAGAATCTCATTGAATGATGCAATGGATAGATTTCATAAATTTGCTTGGGGGTGTGAATCTTTCTGGAGTCATGGTGCTACATTCGATCTTGTAATCATTGAAGATATCCTGAGACAACTGAATCGACCTTTACCTTGGAATTACTGGCAATTAAGAGATACAAGAACACTATTTGATTTAGGATTTGATCCAGAGATGCCACAGGGTCAAAAACACGATGCATTACAAGATGCTATCCGGCAAGCAATCGGTGTTCAAAATGTTTTTTCTAAAATAAATACTATTAAGTAAAAAAAAGGATGCTAGCATGGCAGACACAATTGTACTCTGGGAAAAAACATTAGATTCCAATTATCATTGCAAATGTGAAACTTCAGAACCAAATTTTGGAAATCTAACTGTTTTAAATTTATCTAACAATGAACTTGTATTAGATAAAATGTTAGTATTAAGAGAACCTCTAGATGTTAATACCTGGGAAGATTTTTGCAGATCTAAAATAGATTCTTTATGAGATTTAGAGAATTTAAAATATACGAAAATTTAGAGCCTATTGTGCCAGTAGGTACAGCTCCTACGATCACTACTTCTACAATAGCGTCGGTACCTACTCCTACAGTACAAACAACTCCTATAGAACCAAATCAAATGATTGGAAAGGAACCTGAGCCGGTACAATCACCACAGTATGCTAATGCAGCTCACTATACAAACTTAATTAAGATTTTTAGAGATCAAGAGCCAGGCGCTACATATAAAAACACATCTGCTGAACGAGAAAAAAGAGTACCACATTTAAGAATTGGGTCATTAACACAATCCCAGGTTAGTAATATAATGAATAATTCTGGGTTTGTATCAAACACTCCAGATAGTAAACAATTAACTGTTAGCCAAAAATATTCGCCTTTGAGTTTTACCAATAACAATATTTTATATACATTAGTTGTACAAGATGCAAAAGTTGTTAAAAAGTCGTTAACTCCGGCTGGGCTTGGACTTGCAGGTAAAGAATTTACCAAAGAAAGTTTAATTAGCGCAGCTATAAAGGCAGTAAATTCAAAAGTAAAAGATAACGATCCTGTGTTGGCCGATGCGTTGGTAGCGTTAGTTAACTCAGCTGAAAATGGCGGAAATGATCCTTTGCCGGCTGAATTACTCCAACATATTCTTCCAGAAATTAAAACAATTAGTCAAGATTTTGGTGAAATTTTGGCCCCAATTTTAATTATGCAGCCGAACGACAAAGTAGAATTTCCGTCTGGTAATTTTCCTATGATCGATGTTCGATTGCCCGGCCGTAATTTAAGTGTAAAATCGTTGTCTGGTTCTGGAACTAGTTTTAAAACTATTAGTAAATTAATGGATAGATATGAAAATGAAATGGATCTATCTGATAAAGAAACAAAAAAACTTTTTAATATTTTAAAACAATTTCATCCAACTACCGGCGGTATAAACACAGATAAAATTATTCGAGCTGCCGCGGCTGCCGATATTAACGAGTATAAAGATCTAATTAAAGCTTTGAAAACTAATTCAATTAACTCTCATAATGATATTGTGCAAGCATTAGATAAAAATTATAAAAATATTGATTATTCAGAATTTTTAAAAACTTTTTATCGAGTAATGATTGCAGGAGATTGGGGAAAACCGGTTGGTCTCCCTGCAGACGGAAATTATTATATGGGTAAAAATACCAAACAACCCGAAGCAAAAGCTGCCGGCAAACCTAGTTACGATGCTAACCCTAGTAAAGGCGGTGCAGATATTCTTACCTATGTACTAGGCGTAGGATTGCTAAATTTTGTAACTAAAGGTAAAGATGCCGAAAAATATAAAAAAATGATGACAGACATAGTTAACAAGGCTGATGCAGTACTTGGACATATAACTATTAATGCCGATGGCACAATGTCGTTAATTACTAGACCGTTTAGCGATTTAAAGTTTGAATTCCAATATCACGCTCCTAGCCATATACCTGGAAATAACTTACCAGGATTCATTGCAGTTCTAGATTGACATCTATAACTTTTTATAGTACAATATACTTGTAAACTACAAGGTTAATCTATGACTATTACTTCGCTTCACGGTGATTGCCTGGCTATTGCAGATCAAATCAAAGATAATTCAATCGATCTAATTCTTACAGATCCTCCTTATAATATTTCTGATAACGGTGCAAAGCCAGTTTGGATTGATCCTGCAACAGGTGAAAATAAAAATACCATTCATAGTCAACGATTTAGCGAAAACTTTGACGAGAACTGGGATGCTGTTAGTCACGATGAATTTTTAAATCAGCTAACTCAATGGAGCCAACTGTGGTTTAAGAAACTTCGTAAAGGTGGGTCATTTGCTGTTTTCATCTCTGACCAATATATTAGCTATCTTTGGAAAATTATGGAGGCACAAGGTCTTGAGCCAAAGCGTGTCTGGACTTGGAAGAAACCAGCAGCAGTTCCGTTCAATAGACAAGTAAATCCAGTTAGTGCCTGCGAATATATTCTATGGGGAATTAAGCCCGGTGGAAAACGTGTGTTTAATGCAAACGCCGCCGAAGGAACAATTGTTGAACGATATGCATCTGCAGATAAGATTTCAAGCATTGTTTACAAATATATCACACAGGGTATGAGTATAGATGCTGCATTTTCACAAGCCTTAAAAGATAGCAAAGAAATGCTAAAAAATAGAAAACGTGATTCTGATAATACCATTCAATGTGTGATCCCGAACACAATTACGTATAGTGGTGGGTTAGGCAAAGGAAAAATCCATCCAACACAAAAGCCATTAGAAATTCTTGAATACTTTATACAACTACTGAGCAATCAAGGTAATACTGTATTAGATACATTTGGTGGTAGCGGAAGTACCGCAGTTGCAGCAAAAAATACCAATCGAGATTGCATTATTATTGAACGTGATCTAAAAATGTTTAATAAGATGAACGAACGTCTTCAAGCAGGATCATTGGTTGATAGCCTTATTTCCGAACAATATGAGTAAAGAAGCAGAATATTTTGCAGAAAACAGAACACCACCAAAATGGTTTATCGGGGATAGAGTGTTTGGTAAATGGAACAAGATTCCTTTTACTGGAACAGTACTAAACGATCATATCGTTACAGAAGAAGTAGGCCCGGTTGTTCATGTATATCTTGATCTACCTTTAAAGTATAAAACAGAATACAAAACAATAGTTTCAGTTAAACAGAAAGATATTAAAAAATTAGTCAATTTTAGTTGACTTTTTGTCCAAGACAGATATATAATATAAGTATAAACCATTAGTCATAACACACAGAAAGGAACATTATGAAAACAGTTGGTGATAAGTTAGAGCCGTTCGTTGTTACCGGAGTTAAGCCCGGACAACCTGAAGATGCATTCTTCAACATTACAGAAAAGAGCTTCGAGGGTAAGTGGAAAGTAATCGTTTACTACCCTAAGGATTTTACCTTTGTATGCCCTACAGAAATTGTAGCATATGACAAGTTGTTCCAGGATTTCGAAGATCGTGATGCTGTTCTACTAACAGGTAGTACCGACAACGAATTCTGTAAAGTAGCCTGGCAAAATGCTCACGCTGATCTAAAGAAGATCCGTCATATTCAATTTGCTGATACACAACGTAGTCATTACAACGAAATAACAAGTAGCTATCAAAATCGTAATCTAATTGAACAACTAGGCTGTTTCTACAATCCAGCTGGTGCAGCCCTACGTGCGACTTTTATTGTTGATCCATCCAATGTTATTCAACACGTTACAGTCAATAACTTGAATGTCGGTCGTAGCCCAGAAGAAACTCTACGTATTCTTGATGCACTTCAGACTGGCGAGCTTTGTGCTTGTAATCGCACAGTCGGTGGTGAGACTCTCTAATGTTAGAAACTATTTCTGAATTATTTCAGGAAGCCTACAAGCGGAACTGGATCACTGCCAGAGATGGCAATGCCAGTATCCGCTGGCATGACCGAGATCATTTTTACGTAACTCCTAGTGGTGTTCGTAAACAAATGTTACAACCGGAAATGTTCAAAAAAATGGGGCTATCTGGTGAAACTTTACCATATACAGATATAAGTGCTAATTTGAAGCCTAGTGGCGAATTACCGATGCATCAAGCACTGCAAAATGTCATCGACACTGAGGTTAGAGTTGTTCTACACTTCCACCCTACGTATACTGTAGCTGCTATGTATGCAGGGATTCAGCTTCCTGATCTATTAAAAGAGTTCCCGGAACTTAGTAGATATACTAGTGTGGCTCCGAATGTGCCAATGATTCCTCCGATTACAAAGGAATTAGCAGAGTTCTGCGTTAAAAATATAGGCTATCATCCTATTACAGGAAAAATCAAGTACAATATTGTTGGAATGGATCGACATGGTGTAGTTAGTGTAGATACTAGTCCGTGGCGTGCATTCGAACATATTGAACGGTTAGAACATATTTGCAAAATTGTATTAAGCAGCAAAGGATATAAAAATGACACAATGGGTTGATCAAATTAAAGTAGGACTGCCAGATTACGCCAAGGATACTAGTCTCAATATTGATGCAGTTATTAAACGTAGCACACTTCCTGCAGACGAAGCAGAAGCTTGTGCATTAGCCGCAGCATTTGCAGCAGGTAATACTAAACTATGGCAATGGATTAGCAGTCAATTGTCAAATGCCACAGAACGTGA